AAAGTTAAAAGAGTTAAAGATTATGGTAGGGTGGTTATAGAAAATGTACCACCAGAAAGTATTTTAGTAACTTCCACAGCAACAAGTTTAGACGATTGCAATTTTATTGGTCAACGAGTTTTTAAAACACGATCTGAATTAATTAACATGGGATTTGATAAGAAAATTATCAATGAACTTCCTCCTGCTGATGAATTTATTTACAATAACGAAGCAGAAACAAGAAAGAACTATGATGATTCTGATATGTCGCAAGAATATCAAAACATAGATCCTGCTTTAACAGTAGTGCAAGTTGTAGATTGTTATATGAAGTGTGATTACGATAATGATGGGATTGCAGAACTTCGTCATGTAGTGGTGGGTGGAAGTGGTGCTAACGCATATCATATTTTAGAAAACGAAGAAATAGAGCAAATACCTTTTGCTATGGTAACACCAGTACCTATGCCACATAAATTTTATGGTCTTTCCATGTATGATTTAATTGGTGATATACAAGAAGTAAAAACAACATTACTTCGCCAAATATTAACCAATGCTTATATGCAAAATAATTCTCGTACAGTTGTTGTAGATGGTCAAGCAAACATAGATGATTTATTAACATCAAGAGCAGGTGGAATAGTGAGAGTTAAATCTCCTGGAGCAGTTACTCCTATGGCTACACCAAACTTTATGCAAGAAGGTCTTGCTATGATAGATAAAATTGATTCTATTAAAGAACAACGATCAGGTGTAACAAAAGTACAAATGGGTTTAGATGCAGATGCAATAAATAAATCACATACAACAGCTACATCAACAAATGTAATGATGAACGCCTCTACACAGCGTATAGAATTAATTGCTAGAAACTTCTCTGAAGGCGTAAAAAGAATGTTTCAAGGTTTACTTACTTTGGTATGTAAACATCAAGACCAAGATCGTATTATTCAACTTAGAGGTAAATTTGTCAACATGAACCCTAGAGAATGGGTTGATAGATACAATGCAACAGTACAAGTAGGACTTGGTAGTGGTTCACAAGATCAACGATTAGAAGTTCTAACAAGAGTATTAGGTGTACAAGAAAAACTTATTGGTACAGGGGGTATGGGTATTGTAGATCCACAAAAAATATACAACACATTAGAAAAGTATTTGGAAAACGCAGGTTACAAAGACGCAAGTCAATTTTTTAACAACCCTGCTAATACTCCACCTCCACCTCCTAGACCTCCTCAGCCTGATCCTGCTATAATGTTAGCACAAAAAGAATTACAAATGCGTCAGCAAAAAAATCAAGCTGAATTACAATTAAAAGCAAGAAAACAACAATCAGATGAAATTTATAAAACTGAAAAAATGAATTTAGATCAACAAAAATTAGCTACAGACATAATTAAAGAAGAAGATACAAAACAAATAAAAAAACAAGAACTTAATACAAAAATTATTGACTCAGCTTTAAATGATGGAAGGTTACAATAATGGCTTTTACACCTTTTTTTCAAGGAACTGATGCAACAAATTTAATTCAAGGATATTTGAATAAAAATATTACAGCAGATACACCTTTTGAACCTGCTGACATGAACGCAAACAATGTTTTTCGTAATCCTTATTCCCCTGAAGGTTTCTACGCTAATGATACAGATATGTACCCTGTAGATACTTATAAACCTCCTGTAAATGATAGTGAGGGAATACCAAATTGTGAAGAAGGGTATGTGTATGATGAAGTTTTAAAATCTTGTCGTTTTGTAGGTTATTCTGAACCTGCACAAGAACAAAATAGAGATAGAGAAGATATTGAAGAAAGACCTTATTTTTCTATAGAAGAAATGAAAAAATTAGGAGATGCTGAATTATTAGATTATCTTAATGATGGTTGGTTAAAAGGTAAACCTTATGATACTTCTATTGGTGGTAACTTTATGCCTACACAATTTCAATTATTATTTGGTAAACAAAACGAAATGAGAAGAAATTTTATTATAAGTGAATTAGCAAAACGAGGTTACAATATAGATACAGATAAAGGTCAATTAGGTTTAGGACAATCATTAAGTATTCTTAATAATGCAAATTTAGCCAATAAATATGTAAATGAAGATCCAAGATCAACAGCTTTCTTTACACCAGAAGAAATTAATTATCAGATACAAGCTAAACAAAATGCACAAAATATTGTAGATCAATATAATCAAGGTATTGCAGGTGCTAATCCTTATGGTCAAAGTTACACAGGATCACCTAAAGATATACACGATCAAGTTAAAGCTGATGCAATAGCTTCTGGTGGTACTTATAATCCATTTGAAGGACAAAATATTAATGCAGGTGGAAATAATAATTCAACAGTATCTTCTCCACCAACAAATGTAGGCAATCCATTTGGATATAATAATACTCCAAGTAAACCACCTTTTTTAAGCTAATGGAAAAAGAACAAGAACGATCAATTAAAGCAAAACGAATATTAGAAGATCCAATATTTGTTGAAGCAATACAAAAAATTCGTCAGGATTTAGAATTACAATGGCTAAACTCTGACATAAAGGATTCAGAACAACGAGAAAACATTTTCCTCATGAGAAGAATGACTGAAGTTGTTGTGATGCAGTTGCAATCTGTTTTAGAAACAGGAAAATTAGCAACAAAAAAATAATAGGAGATAAATATGGCAGAACAACCAGTAATGGAATCTGCAACAGATAATCCTTCACAGGAAACTGTTGTACCTACGCCCAAGCCTCTAAACACACAAGGAGAGGTAGCTGACGCCCTGAAGAACTTACTAAATACAGAAGCCTCTAAGAATCAGGAAACAGCAAGTGAAAAACCAACAAAGGAAGTAAGTGAATCGGAAACGAATAACATTGACACCTTTGATGATGATGAACTTATAGATCAAGTTGAACAAGAAGAACCTACTGATAGTAACCAGGAACTATACAAAATTAAGGTCGGAGATCAAGATTTGGAAGTCACCCTAGATGAACTCAAAAAAAGTTATTTTCGTCAGCAAGATTATACTCGTAAATCTACTGAACTTTCTAGCAATAGAAAACAGGTTGATGAACTTAAAAATTCATTAACAAGGAATAACGAGGAGGCAAAAATCAAGAGAGATCAATACGACAAACAACTTCAAGTATTATCTGAACACTTAAAGACTACTGAAAACCAGGTAGATTTAGATAGGTTGTATCAAGAAGATCCTGCTGAATATGTCAGAGCAAAAGCCGACATAGATCGTAGGAAAGAAATGATGGAAGCTACTAGACAAGAGCAACAACGATTAAACGCTGAAAAACAAAGAGAGCATGAAAGAAATTATAATGTTTATTTGGAAAAAGAAAGAAATCTTCTTGCTGAAAAACTACCTATATACAACGACAAAGAAAAAGGCCCTGAGTTCGTTAAGAACCTTACCAATTTCGCAAAAGATATTGGATATACAGACCAAGAAATTTCAATGTTAGTAGATCATAGAGCAGTTCTTATGTTAGCTAATGCCTATCGTTATAATAGGTTAAAAACAGCTAACGCAAAAAATAAGAAAGTAACTAGAACTCCAAAAGTTGTAAGTTCATCTAGTCCTAAAGTTGTTGAAGAAACAAGTGATGTTGCAAAGCGTATTAACTCTAAAAAAGCAGTTCTAAGAAAAAGTGGAAAAGTCCAAGACGCAGTAAACATTTTCAAAGAAATGTATTCTTAACAATTAACTAATAGGAGATAAGTATATGGCACAGCCAACAAATACTTTTGATACTTATGATGGCGTTAATTCAATAAGAGAAGATTTAGCTGATGTGATCTATAATATTTCACCAACTGAAACTCCTTTTATGAGCAACGCATCAAAAGGTACAGCGACTAATACTTTGCATGAATGGCAAACTGACTCATTATCGGCAGTTGCAGTAAATGCACAAGTTGAAGGTGATGATTATGCAGGTGAAGCAAGATCTGCAACTTCAAGACTAACTAACTATACTCAAATTTCATCAAAATCAGTAACAATTTCTGGTACTGATGATGCTGTTGATAATGCAGGAATGGGAACGCAAATTGCTTACCAACTTGCTAAAATGGGTAAAGAAATCAAGCGTGATATGGAAAACGCTATGGTTGGTATTGAACAAGCTAAAGTAGCAGGTAATGCTTCTACAGCTAGAAAATCTGCCTCAGTAGGTACATGGTATGGCCCTGCATCACCAACTAACAACTATTCTAAAAATGGATCACCTTCAGCAGTTCCTCTAGGAACTGGTGCTACTGCAATCGCAGGTGGTACAAATAGAACTTACACTGAAGATTTATTAAAAGCAGGTCTTTTAGTAGCTTTTACAAATGGTGGAGAACCTGATACAGTTTTAATGTCAGCAAGTCATAAACAAATTGCTTCAGGCTTTAATGGTGTAGCAACTAAGTACAAAGACGCATCAGACAAAGTATCAATCGGAACGACTGATATTTATGTATCTGATTTTGGCGAAGTAGCTTTTGTACCTGATAGATTCCAAAATGCTAACAGAGCAGATATTTTGCAAATGGATATGTGGAGTGTAGACTTCCTTAGACCTTTCCAAACTACTGACTTAGCAAAAACTGGTGATAGTGATAAAAAATTACTATTAGCAGAATGGACTTTAACAGCAAAAGCACCAAACGCTAACTATGGTATATTTAACTTAACTGCATAATTATTTGTAGTCTAAGGATAAGGAGGGGAATTATCCCCTCCTGTTTAATTTTAACAGGAGAATAAAATGGGTGTTTTTACAAATAAAAAACATAGTTCAAGTTTATATAAAAGGGTTGCTGATTCTATTAAGTGTTATCCAATGGTAACATCAGGAGAAAAAAAACAATCTAAACAAACTTCAGGTGGAGATAGAAAATACGATCCAATGTTAAGTTTTTCAGGTAATCAAGGTTTATCTGTTAAAGGAACAATAGATCAAATGATTATGAAAGCTATAAAATAATATGGCTAAAAAGTTTTCTTTAAATGAACCTGGCGATCAATCATCAGTTAAAACAAATTTAATTGTAGATGAAGCAGAAGATAAAATTCATATAGAAAATTATCAATCTCAGGCAGACATAAAAGAAATAATACAAGCTAATAAAGTTGCACAAAATGAAGGTGCTTATAAATCTAAAATTTTACAAGAAGCAAAAGGATATAGAGTTGCAAGATTACCAAATATTATTGTTCAACAATTAGCAAAAAAAAAAATAATTACTTTAACAGGAAAAGTTTTAGATAAGCCAAAATTTTTTAGATGGCTTAACGATCCTGATAACAGACTTTTTAGGATTTACACAGGAAATTTATAATGGCTCTTACAACTTACGCATTGTTAAAAACAACAATAGCAAATTATCTCAACAGGACAGATCTCACTTCATATTTGGGTGATTTTATTACGCTTACAGAAAGCAGATTAAATAGAGAGTTGCGTGTAAGAGAAATGGTCAATACAGACACAACTACAACAACAGTTGCAGGTACACAATCCTATTCTTTGCCTAGTGGTTTTTTAGAAGCAAGTGCAGTTATCTATCAAAGTAATCCTTATAGAACATTACGCTTTATGGCTAATGGAGATTTTTACAGACAATATAATGTTACGCAAACATCAGGACTACCAACTTTTTTTACAATCGTAGGTGAAAATATTTTATTAGGTGTTGCTCCTGACTCAGCACAAACATTACAAATAGATTTTTATAAAACATTAACAGCTTTATCAGAATCAAATACAACAAATACAATTTTAACTAATTACCCTGAGTTATATCTTTATGGTGCATTAGCAGAATCTTCTCCTTTCTTAATGCAAGATGAACGATTAGATACTTGGGCAAGATTATATAAAGAGGCTTTAGCCAACGCAAATTTATCTTCAGAAAAAGGATCAATAACATCTTCTCCAATGCAGATGTCAGCAACAGGAATAGTATAATATGATTAAGTTCGGACAATTACAATCTGATCTTCCTGCTTATCAAAATTCAGGTGCTTTAAAAGTTGATAATGTTATACCTTTAAAAGAAGGGTATAAATCACTACCAGGATTTCAGGCTTTAAGTAGTCAAGGTTTAACAGGTGGTGCAGTAGGTTTATTTTCTTCTTTTCAAGCAAGTGGTGTAACTAACTATGCAGGTGATTCAACTAAGTTGTATCAAATGAATAGTTCTCAGGTATTTATAGATAAATCTAAATCAGGTGGATACAATAATAGCACAACAACTAACGCAAGAGATTTTTGGAAGTTTACACAGTTTGGTACAAATATAATTGCTACTAATCATGCAGATAATATTCAAAAGTTTAATCAAGGAACAGACTCAGCATTTTCAGATTTAGTTTCTATTAAAGCAAAATACATTACAGTTATTAATAACTTTGTTGTTTCTGGTTACACTACAGAGTCAGGTACAGAATACAACCAACGAGTAAAATGGTCAGGATTAAATGACAGTTCAACATGGACTCCAAGCCAAGCTACACAATCTGGTTTTCAAGATATAGTTGGTGAACATGGTAACATTGTCGGCATAGTTGGAGGAGAAAATTCAGGAATTGTATTTTTTGAAAAAGCAATTTATCGTATGTCCTACGCTGGAACACCTCTTATATTTAGGTTTGATAAAATCTCAGACAACATAGGAGCATTTTGTGATAAAAGCATAGTATCTTTTGGTAGTATGATTTTCTTCTTAGCACAAGATGGATTTTATATGTTATCTGGTGGCCAACAACTTACACCCATAGGTAATGGTAAAGTTGATGATTTTTTTTATGATGATTTATCTTCTAATTTAGATGGTATATGTAGTGCAATAGATCCTAACAATAGTATTGTTGTTTGGTCTTACAGAGGATCAGATGCAATATCTACTTCTACAATAAATAATAAATTAATTATTTATAATTATAGTGTAGATAAATGGTCAACAGGATCAGGATTAGACTTACAATTTATTTCTACAGCATCACAAGAGGCTTTCACAACACTAGAAAGTTTAGATGTCTTGGGTAACTTAGATAATTTACCTAAATCATTAGACTCTTATTTTTATGGAGAAGGGATTGTTGGTTTAGCAGGATTTAATTCAGAAAACAAATTTGGAAAGTTTATTGCTACTTCCTTGTCAGCTACAGTTGATACTACAGAGTTTGAAGGAGTAGAGGGTAGAAGATCAGCTATTATTAATGTTAGACCGATTGTAGATAGTGAAGAAGATAGTGCTACTGTTACAGTAACACCTATAACTAGATCATCACAATTAGATAATATTTCTGTAGGAACAGCAGTTTCAACACAAGATAGTGGAGATTGTCCTATACGATCTAATTCACGATACCACAGAATACGAGTATCAGTAACAGGCAACTTTAAAACAATGAGTGGCGTAGATATAGAGGCAAGACCTGAAGGTAAAAGATAATGGCTGATAATCAGTTTCCTGTCGTACCTATATCCATACCAGATCATGGTTTACATTTACAATTAGTTTCTAATGCTTTGAATAATACTATTAATGGTAAATTAAATAGTACAGGCTCAGTAACATTACGAGCAAGTCAAACAACAACAACACTTACAGATGAAAGAATTGGTGGTAACTCAGTTATTTTGTTTATGCCAACAACTGCAAATGCAAATTCAGCAAAATCAGGTTTATATGTATCTGCAAGGCAAAATAAAACAGCTACATTAACTCATGCTAGTTCTGGTAATGCAGATCAAACATTTGGGTATGTGGTTGTAGGGTGATTATACAGGTACCCAAAGAAGATTTACATATTATATGGAATGAAGTTGAGCCTCTTATAAAAAAGGCTTTAGACGATACTTATTCAGCTAGAGATATTTTAGATGGATTAGTAAAAAACTCTTTTCAACTTTTTATAAGTTGGGAAAAGAAAGTAGAGAGTGCTGTTATTACAGAGGTAGTACAGTATCCTCAAAAAAAGATTTGTCGTTATTTTCTAGCAGGAGGTAACAACATGGATAATTGGCTAGAGCCAATCCAAGAAACAATAGAACAATTTGCCAAACACAATCATTGTAACGCTGTAGAGGTTGCAGGTCGCAAAGGTTGGAGCAAGAAATTAAAAGGATATGAGCAAAAAGTATATTTATTTAGTAAGGAATTATAATGTCAAAAGGTAGTAATCCAAGTAGTGTAACAACTACATCATCACAAGAACCATCAGAATTTATTAAACCCTATTTTCAACAGGCAGTAGATTCAGCACAAGATTTGTACGAAGGAAGTTCGCCTAATTTTTTTCCTAATGCAACTTACACCGATTTTGCTCCTGAAACATCAACAGCTTTAAACCTTACAACAGCAAGAGCATTAGCAGGTAATCCTTTATTAAATCAATCTCAATTTCAAGCCTCAAATATATTAGCAGGAAACTACCTTAATCCTACAACTAATCCTTACTCCAAAGCCTTATACGATCAAATGGCAGGTGATGTAATGTCAGATGTTAATTCACAATTTACTGAAGCAGGTAGATTTGGCTCAGGTGCTAATCAAGAAATATTAACCCAAGAACTAGGTCAACTAGCTAATCAAGTTTATGGCGATCAATATAATCGTGAGAGAGATATTATGGCTAATACAATGGCTACTGCTCCTGGACTTGGTGAAATGGATTATAATGATATTGCTAAACTGCAAGGTGTAGGACTAGAAAAAGAAAGTTTAGAACAAGCTAAACTACAAGATGCAATAAACCGATTTGATTACAACGAAACGAAACCTTATAATAAACTAAATCAATACCTTGCATCTATTGGAGCAAGTGTACCATCTAACACATTAGAAACTACACCTGTATTTAGAAATACAGGAGCAGGGTTACTTAAAGGTGCAGGTATGGGAGCAAATCTTGCAGGATCAATTCCTGGACTTAGTGCAGGTATGGGTGCATTAGGTGGTGGATTACTTGGAGGGTTCTTTTAATGGCACAATTCTCAATGAATAATTTACCAATTAATCCTTTTACAAACAAACCTATACCTATGGGTGTAAATAGTAGAGCAGTTGTTGGAGGAAGATCTCTTTTAGATAATATTTATGGAGCAAGTAGTAATCCATCTATTCAAGCAAATCCTCCTAGTAATTTTCGTAGATCTATGATGGGTAATTATGGATTAATGAATAATAAATTTGTTCGTAGAAATCCAACAAGTTTAGATACTTCACAGTTTCAAGATCCTAATGTTAGTGATCCAATGTTAAGAAATTATCCTGCATTAAGAAACATACCTAAAGATCAAAGAAAGTTTGCAAAGATTGTTGATGGTCAAGTTGTATTTGAATATCCTGAAGAATTAGAAACTCCTGATATAAGAGTTCCAGGTGTAAGTAATCAACCTAATATTGAAGATGCAAATAAAGGTGGAATACTAAATGTAGAACCTAAATCTAATCAAGAAAATATTGAAACAGCAAATAAAGGATTATTAGGTACAAAAGAAAAACCTAAAATGACAATGCAAGGTCTTTTAGATAAAGCTGTTCAATTTGCTAGTTCTGATTTTGGTAAAGATTTCTTTATGAATATTGATGATGATTATTCAACAATGCCTAAATCTTTCTTATCAAGAATTAGTGATGGATATAATGTTGCTAAAGCTAATGAAAGAGAAAGAGAAAAATTAGACATTGAAAGAACTAAAGCTAATAAATTAGGTGGAGATCAAAACTTTGCTTACATTGTAACAGATCCAAATACAGGAAATAAATATAATGCATTTGTAGATAGAAAAAATGGTCGTGTATTAGTTAATGTTGATGGTGAGAAAAAAGCATGGTCACCTGGTATGTTTGGTGGTGAAGTACCTGCTGAAATTTCAACAGTAAGTAATTTAGGAAAATCAGATCTTACAGGAAATGTATTCATAAAAGAAAAAAGACAATTAACTACTTATGAAAACCAACTTAAAAAATTATCTAGGTTTATGGAAAATGTAGATAATGGCCCTGTAGGTATGGAAAAATTAGCTACACAATGGAGTTCTTACATAAAAACTATTCTTGATGCAGAAGAATTAACACCACAAGAATTAAGACAAAAAGTTCTTGAAGGAGATTTCCAAGCCTTAATTGGTGCAAACAGACTTGAAGTTGTTGGTGGTGGTGTCATGACAGAACAAGATGCTATAAGAATTATTACAGCAATAGGTGGTGATCCTGCTGATATAGAAACAAATCCTGAAGCAGTTATTACACAAATATCAAAAATATTTGGTGAAAAATATAATTTATATAAAGATGCTTTAGATACTTACAACATTAATGTTACAAGTGGTGGCTTTGGTGCATATCCTAAAAAAGAAGCAATAACATTTAATGATAATTTTTTAAATGTATTAAGTCCTGATACAGCACTTGAATTAGACTTAGCATTAATACCTGATTTTTCTAAAAATCAATTACTTAGATTATTAGATCTTAATACAGATAGTGATGGTCTAGTTATTGATGATGCTTTTACTGAAATTCAAAAAGAACAAATTATAGCATTAGCTAAAACATTTGGATTAGAATTAGATTTTGATGAGGAAATAGAATGAGTAGTTTAGATGACATTAGAAACGCTTTACAAAATGAAGTAAATAAAAACAAGCCAAAGAAAAAAGAAAAAGTAAGTTACACGCAAGGCTTGATGAAATCAGCTATTGGTCAAGGATTAATGTTTGGTTATGGTGATGAAGCTAGAGCAAAAGTTCAATCATTAATAAAAGGAACTAAATATGAAGATGAAGTTAAAAAAGAAAGAGAACAACTAGCCTCATTTAGAGAAAGCAATCCAATCTCTGCTTATGGTTCAGAAATTGCAGGTGCAGTTCTACCTTCTATAGCTACAGGTGGAACAAGTTTATTAGCTAGAGCAGGAATTAAAGGTGCAGGGAAAGTAGGTGCTTTACAAGGAGCAGTTTATGGATCAGGTGTCGGAGAAGATGCAGAAAGCAGAATTAAAGGTGCTGTAGGTGGTGCAGTTATTGGAGGCACAGTAGGAAAAGTTGCAAGTGCAATATTACCAAAGACAACTGAACTTGCTAAAAAAATGTTAAACAAAGGTATTCGTATTACAGCAGGTCAAGGAGTAAAAGGAAGTGGATCATTAGGGAACTTAGCTTATGGATTAGAGGCTTCCTCAACATCTATTCCAGGTGTTGGTTCAGCAATTTCACAAGCAAAAACACAAGCTATATCTGATTTTAATAAATACGCTATGTTGGAAGCTATAGAACCAATTTTAAATAATAAATCAAGAAAGATAATTCAAAATAGATTAAAAAACTTAAATGGAAATGAAGCATTTGATGTTGTTGATGATTTTGTAAGTAAAGAATATTCAAAAGTTTTACCTAAATTAAAAGTAAAAGGATTAAAATTATTAGATCTACAAGACGATTTAATGAATGTTGTTAATAAGGCTGATATTGATGCTAAAGCTAAAGATCTTATATTTAATAAATTACAAAGAGATTTTTTAAGTAAAACTGAAATAAGTAAAACAGGAGTTAAATTTATTTCTGGTAAAAATTTAAAAAAATTAGAAGAAACTTTAACTGCTGATATGAATAATTTTATTCGTAAAGGTGGTTTTGACACTTACATAGGTTTTGCTTTTAACGATTTACGAAAAACTTTAAGAAAAAGTATTCAATTAAATAATCCTAAATCAAATTTACAAAAAATTAATTTATCATTTGCACAATTAAACCCAATAGGAGAAGCTGTTTCAAGTGCCAATAAAACACAAGGTATATTTTCTACAGCACAATTTCTTAATGCAATTAAAAAAGTAGATAAATCAATTAGAAAAAAAGTTTCTAAAACAGGTAAAAATCTTATGCTTGGTTTGGCAAGAGAAGGTGATGAAATGTTTGGTGATTTTGTTCCTGATAGTGGAACTGCATCAAGACTTATTGCAGGTCAATCGGCTGTTAGTCCTGCTGTAGCAAGTAAATATATTTTACCTACTATTTTATCACAAGGACTTTATGGATTAGGCAGAGGAGCAACTAGAGGGTTACTTAACATACCTTCACTTGCATCAAGAGGAGCAGGTAGATTTGCTTCAGGATTATTAGGAGAACAGGCTTTTAATCAACCACAAAATCAAATTCAAAATTTAATGAATAGAAGGTTACAACAATGACAGTATCAAATTATAAAACCACAGCATCACAAAACACAGCTATTAATGGTGTAAATATTTCTGAGGGCATGAGTCCATCAGATGTTAATAACGCTATTAGACAAGAGTTAAAAGATGTTCGTGATGTATGGAATGACAAAGAATGGTTCTTAGTTGGATCAGGCACATCAACAGTTACTTATACTAGAGCCTCAGCTACTAGCG